ATCCGCATTAGCCATAGCAGCAGAAAAAGCCTGATACCCAGTAACTGCGCCATTAAGCGTAGCACTGCCAGTACCAGGGCTAGTGGTTGTCTCTTGGACACGATCAGCTAATATCAGAGCCATATTAAGCCCCTACTTAAGTCAATGATGCAGTGTAAGTTACATTCAATGTATCGCCAGATGAAACAGCACGGTTTCCACCAGTAAAGTTTCCAGCTGAAAACAAAGTACCTGTAGTACCGCTAATAGTGTTGCTGGTTGTCATAAATGCGCCAGCAACTGTACCTGTAGCGTTAATGTTAAATGCTGTAGCAGTAGTAGCTTTTGATCCAGCAGCAGCTGCGTTCCATGATGGTGCTGGACGAGTAGCATTGCTATAACCAGTAAACTCAGTCCAACCAGCGTGGCTAGACATTGTGTCAGCAGCGTTGTATGTTGGGCTAGAAGCACCGTTAACCAAACCTAAAAACCAAGTAGCTGTATATGCAGAACCAGTAAAAGTGGTATCTAACATGTAGTTTTTACCTACAGTTACAACTAGGTTCTTAATAGTCTCAGACCATTTAACATTGCCCTGTGAATCTAAGCACTCAACGGTATAGCTACCAGTGATCTGAGTGCCTTCTTGAGCGCCTGTGTTAGCAACTAATGACGCTGAGGCCATGTCCGTTGCTTTTGCGTTTTCAGAAAACATATTTTCTCCTTAAGAAATTCGGATAATTGCAGATGAATTGGTAGCAGATGGGAACTGTACCGTAAAAGTACCACCAGTTGTGGATTTGTCTGAACCAAAGTCCAGTACACAAACAGCGGGGTTAGTTGTGCCGTTGTACTTATAAATTAAAGCACCACGAGCAGTAAATGTTGAGCTATTCCATACAGAATCAGCAAATGATAAATAGGCAATATCGCCTGTTGCGCCTGTAGTTGGACTAACAAGAATAACTAATGTATTACCACCAGCTGTATATCCAGTACCAGAAGTCTCTCCAGTAGTGGTATAGGCAGTGGTATTTTGATTTAGTGTTGCTGCATTTGTATACAGAGCAATCTTAAATGTCTGGGTTGTTGTTGCGCTAAAGTCATAGACGGCATCTAGCATTCCAACTTTAAACACATCACAAGCATAATTTCCAGTAAAAGCCATCTTATTTCACCTATGGGTTAACCTTAATTTTAGCTTGTCCGTCTCTGTAAGCATCACCACGCTCAAGTCCAGTTCCAAGCCTATTAAGCTGTTGTAATGCGTCCATATACTTCTGATTGTAAAGCGCCATCATGTCCGCTTCACCTTTCATGTAAGTATAAGCCTCAACTAAACAACCGTAAAGCAATACGGTATCAAAATTATCGCCCAGCCAAGATGTTCCTGTTGGGTTATTGATTGAAGATACCGATACCGCAAAGCCAGATCCAACGGTTCCAATGGTTGCGGTCAAACTATCTCCAGTTGTATATCCAGATCCACCGTAAGACAGGGTGGATGCTGTAACAATTCCACCAGACACTGTTACGTTAATTAATGCACCATCGCCAGATCCACCAATAGCAGCAAGATTATTGTATACACCATCGGTATATGAAGCACCTGGATTGGTAATTGCTCCTAATGAACCAATCTGGCTCTGAACAATAGACACTGGGTAATAGTAATAATGCAGCTCCATACTGTAAATCTGGTCTGGAGTAGGGCCAAGAATGAAGCTTAATTCATTTCTATTGCCATAACGAGGGCCAAACAAAGCGTAATATCTTGGCTTTCCTGAGTCTGTTTGAGCAGGATAGGAGGCTCTAATAAAGTTTACATCCTTGTTTAGGAGGTACTCATAATCACCAGTATCAGGATCAATAGCAGCTAAAGAAAAGGATGACAAGAAATCGTCTGGGCATCCTAGATAGGGAGTTGCTGGAGTTACTTGACCAGTTACATTTTTACGCAAAGATGGCAGCTGAACCGTGTTATAGATGCGTAATTCCGCTTGTTCTATAAAACGATTAATTTGCTGCGCTGCAGAAACTAAAGTACCATCCGCCAAATAAGTAGGCGGAAACTGGTTTTCAGTGTAGTCCTGAATTGCGCTTTGTAACTGGTAGTAATTCATTAGCCCATCTTCCCGCTGATCTTACGGCCTTTGGTAGCTGCGCCATAACCACGCATTTCGCCAACGCCATATGGGTTTTCTTTAGCATAGTTGCCTTTGCTAGTGCCAGCAACAGAGATATTGGAATTATTAAGTCCATTGCCTTTCATAGATACTGCAGATTCCTCAGTACCATTAGGATTAGGCATAGGCTGCTTATAGATGCCAATGTCATTGCCACCGCCAGAAGGGTACTTGAAGCCAGTATATGCACTAGCGTCTTTGTTCTCTTTGGCATGGCCTACGCAACCCCAAGAGTTCTCTTTGGTTGCTTTTGGAAAATCATTCTTAGCCATGATTAACGACCTCTTTGGTTAGCGATACGAGCCATGTTACGACCCATAGTCTTCATGTTTTTATTCATTTGGCTCTTGCTTGGCTTTGGACCATTTTCAATTCCTTTTACTGGACCTGAATCACCAAGGTTGCGCCCTTTTGTTTTGCCTGTTTTGGTTATACCATCGGCAGCTTTACGAAACGTCATGTTTAACTCCTTAAGTTGTTGCTACTGTTACTGTACCAATTTGTACAACTAAAACCAAGTTATTTGGTGTTAATAATGCATCAAACTGGCTGGCTCCACCTACTGGATTCCAGCCCCATTGAAATATTCTACTACCGCCATCTGGCGTGCCAAAGCCGTCTTTTCCAGGACCGCCAGTAAGATTAATGTTTAGACCACTATTACCAGACAATATATAGCTGGTATCTGGTCTTGGTTCCCGAACTGCTTGGGGATCATTAACAGGATACATACCCAGTTGTAACTGAGGCTGATCTGGATCCCAGCAAGTCTGGCAAACCTTAATCTTATAAGGTTTAGTCTTTACGGTCTGTGTTTTAAGTTCCTTTAATTTATACCTAAAATTGCACCGATCACATTGGGAAATCGAAAATTTCCCAGAAGCAAATTGATTAGGCATGATTAACTATAAAATAAATTTCTAGGCACAAATCTTACTGGTGCTTTATCTCTATCCTCATCTGCTGCCAACTGGAATTGCTGTTCATATTCAGCTTTTAGCATTACAGAACGATTAGGATCTACACCTGGCAATTTCGTACTTAATTGATAGGCCAATCCAGCCACCATACATGGAATGAATCGGAATGGAATGTCTTGTGTTTTGATACCAGTACCAGCGTCTTGAATCCTGCGTAAGCGGTAGTAAACAAATGTATATTGATTACCAGGCGCATTAGGAGTAGGCCAAACAGCGATATTTGGTGGGTAAGACTTAGTTACTGTTGCCCCAGTTAAGTGGGCTGCAGCCGTTGTATTGTTCTGTCCACGGGCTACGTTAGTCAGCACGTTGCCAATAATATTTGGATAACTAATAACCTCTGTGCCTATAACCAAAAAACCTGATGAAGGAAGATCAGCAACAGAAGCAACAGTAATAGACGTATCAGTAGCACTAATACCTCCAACAATAGTAGTTGATGGAATGGCATTTGTAGTGCCAGATTGACGGTTTACATATACCTGAATTGGTCTGCCTTGTGCCAGCTTGTTAGGCAATGACATGTAGGTAGGCTCTGCAATACGGCTAATATTGATGTCAATCTGATTTGACTGGCTACCATTGTTGGTACGGATTACCATATCCATTAAATCAATAGTATCGTCAGGCAACGGATAAATTGCTTGACCCGTTTGCATAACGATTTGACCTTGCTCTACTGTCCAGAGATTAATACCACGATTAGCCCACTCAATAGTAAGCAAATTAAGGCTACGTCTAGCAGTGCGGAAGTCATATCCAGTCCTAAGCTCTAATCCACAACGCTCAAAAGCCTCTTCAATGAGGTCATTTACGTCTAGATTAAAAGCGGTTGTGCCTGTAGTTGTCATTTCATCTTCTTAAGAGTTTCAGCCAATCGTGCTCTTTGTCCCAGTTTTCCTGGTTTTTTGGCTGCTGCTGCTAGTTTTTTTGTTGGGATTGGCTGTCCTGCTTTTGCTCCCAGCTCTTTGCGTAGCGCTCCTGGCTTTTTGATTGCTTTTTGGATCCACTTTTCCGCCATAATTACTTGCTCTTTTTGGCTGTTTTGGCTGAGTTGATAAAGTCTCTATTACTAGGACTTCCTGGGGATCCTGGCTTACGCATTTTTTCTCCCGACCCAGCAAGAATCCTAGCACGTTTTTTATGAATGTTTTCATACAATCCTACCTTTCCGCCTTCAGCGTATTGGGTAAAGTCAGTGTTATCTCTGCGAGCCTTGCGAACACCTTTAGGCATTTTGCTAGGCATAATATCGCCCATTCCACGACTTGCTCTCATATGATTTTTCCTTTGGTCTTGCCTTTAATACAGCAACCATCTGCACGTTTAGATGCTGAACTGATTTTACCGCCAGACTTGTAGTTACGCTTTATATCTTTATTCATTTTTTGAATGCCAGATCCAAAGTCACCACCACCTGATCCCCCAGCTCTGCTATGCGCTTGAACTTTTTTATATTCATTGCGTTCAGCATTAATTGCTTTACCTTCTTCTACATATTTTTGAAGACGGTCAGCAAATTCTTTAGCTATCTCAGGGTTAGCTTTTGGGTCATTAGACATGCCCCGTTTCATACGCTCTAGATATGATTTGCCTTCCCCAGTTTGGTTAAGAGGGTCAATAGGATTGACTGGATCAGTCATTTAGCACATCCCGCCTTTTTTCATTTTGACGTTGGTTCCTCTAGTTAAACCTTTTTTTGCAATACCGTTAATGTTTCCTGGTTTGGTTTTAACTTTACCCATAGAGGTTGCAGCAATACCACCTTTAGCCATTTTCATTGACTTATCGTAAGCCAAATCTTTAGCTACACGTTTGCCTTCTTTTTCAGCATGTGCATCTTTTTTAGCAGTAGATCCAGCAAAAGATTTTTTGCCAGTTTTGTAGTCAAATTCCATTTCTTTGGTGACTTTTCTTGCTACTCTTTTGCTTGGAGCCATCATGATTAACAACCTTTCATTTTAATAATTGTGCCTTTGGACTTACCTTTAACAGCAATTCCATTAGCTTTATTAAGTTGAGCTACTTTACCGCCAGAAGCCATGTTGTGCATACGCTTTTCATGGGATTTGACTTCTTGTTTAGCTACTTTTTTCATCATTGGCATGTCTTGAGCCATATCATCGTGTTTCATCATTCCACCTTCCTTGTGTCCAATATATTTGTTTAACATGGCATTAGGCATTTGCATAAGTCCATGATGGGTTTTTTGTTTGTTAATGCCTTGTACTGAAGGACTAGATGTACCACCTTTACGGAACGTTTTACCTTTATCTGCTTCGGCAAAATCTTTGCCAACAGATTGAGGAACGCCAACTTTCTTAGCAAACTCTTTGTTATGAGCAATAGCTTGCATAAAGTTGTGCTGTTTTTTACTAGTTGATGGCACTTCTATGTTCCTTAATTACTGTATCTAACTTCTGTTCCATACGGTCTAAACGATCTAAAACACGGTTAATGTCCAAATGTACATCTACCTTTGTTACATATTCCTTAGCTACTTCTTCACGGGTTTTGTTTAAAAGAATATCAATGCGTTTTAATTCATCTGATTTATCTTTTAATACATACCCAATCCCAGCCATAACTGCAGATAACACAATGTTCCAAACAGTCAA